AATAGACAATCAGCTATGCAAGCTAATCAACGAGCCGCACAAGCTGTGGCCGGTGGTGCTTTTGGTGGTGGACGAGAAGGTGTTGAAAGAGCAGAAATTGAACGTGCACGTTTAGGTCAAATAGGTCAATTAAGAGCACAAGGTTTTCAATCAGCTTTAGGTGCAGCACAACAACAACAGCAATTTCAACAACAGGCTCTACTTAATCAGGCACAAGCTTTAGGAACAGCTGCCACTCAAGCTCAACAAATGCAACAAAGAGATATTCAATCATTAGCTCAAGCGGGTGCAATACAAAGAGATATTGCTCAGCGACAACTTACAGCAGAAAGACAAACAGATGTTGCACGTGCTTATGAGCCTTTTCAGAGAATAGAATTTCAAAAAGGTATTATGACCGCACTACCAACTGCTGCATCACAAGTAACTGCTGGTACAGGTCCAGGTGTAAATCCGTTTGCTCAAGCTTTAGGAGCAGGTGTTGGTGCATACAAAGCTTTTGATGTTCTAGCGGGTACAGGTATTACCGGAGCAAAATAGATGAAAAAAGTTTTAAACAGACCTCTTTTTAGAAAAAAAGCACAGGTTGCCACAGGTGAGATACCTAAAGCATATTTAGGTATGTTTGTCCAAGGTGCTCGTATGCTAGCTCCTCAAGTTGGACGACTTGGACAAGTTGTGTCACCATATGTACAAAGAGGACTTGGAGCAGTTAGAGGTGCTGGACAACAAGCACTTGGAGCAATGCGACCTGTTACAAGAAGGATTCAACAAATTCCAGGATTTGATAGAGCAATGCAAGCAAGTAAAAGAGTTGCAAGACCACTTTATAAAGGCACCGAGGCAGCTAGTCTTGGCTACACAGGAATACAAGGTTTACAAGCTGCTGAAGATATAGCTGGAGCAGGTCTAGATGTAGTAAAAGGTGATCTAGATCAAGCAGCATCGGGTTTGTCATCAGCAGGTGGTAATTTATTTGAAGGTTTATATGGTGTGCCTTTTGTTGGAGGTGGCCTTAAAGCTTTGGGAGCAGGTAGACTAGGTGTTAGAGCACGTCGTAGACTTGGTAAAACACTAGCAAAAAATCCAATAAAAACAGTAGCCGGTCTTACTGGAGCAGAACTTGCTGGAGAGGCAATATTAGGTGATCCTGTAGAGGCAGCAACTTTAGTTGGAAATGTTGATCCAAGCAGATCAGCAACTGCACAAGGTTTAAGTGTGCCCACAGAAACGGATGAAGATATTCAAACTGTAAGTCAGGTCTTAGATGAACCTAAAGATACACAAAAACAGATTGCAGAAGATGTGCAAAAAAATGTTGAGCCAACAATTGGTATTGACGAGGATGCTAAACTAAGTGTGCAAATGGAAAATCCTAAACTCTATGATGAAATAATAAGCGGACAAAAAGGAGTGGTAGCTAAAGAAGACCAAGTGCAAGCTGATACTGAGTTCGCAGACGGAAACGCTACAGGACTTGTAATGTCAGAAACAAACCCTAAAGGGAATAAAGGGGCCACGTCACAAGAACCATATGAAGAATTATTAGATCCACAAGATCTGTCATTTATTCTAAGTAAGGAGGAGCTTGATGACAGTAAGTCACAAGAAGTGTTAAAAAGATATGAAGAAAAAATAAAAGAAAAAGAAAGTAAACGACAATCTTTTGAAGACTACAAAAAAAGATATCAAGAGATGACAGGAGATACAGGTAATAATTATAGAGACATTGCTTTGTTCAAATGGGCTATGAGAATGATGTCTGGACGAACAGATCAAGGTGGTATGGCTGGTTTTTTTGATATATTAGGTAGATCGTCAAATGCTCTTGCCGATGATATTTTAGCTATTGACCAACACGAAAAGGCACAGTCAAGACAGTTAGCTAACCAATATTTAGAATATGAAAAAGCACTAAATGATGAAATAAATGCAGATGAAAAAGTTGCATTTCAAACAGCATTAGAATTAGCGGTAAGGTCTGAAAATTATGATGTTGATAGCACCAAAGCTCTACAAGATCGTGCTTTAAAAGTTTATGAAGCACGTGCAGCTATGGCTGACTCTTTAACAAAAGCACAAAATAAATTGTACGAAAAACAATTTACTAGTAAATCAGTTAATTCTTATAGTATACCAGATCCCTCCGTTTTTGGTGGACAGAAAAAAATGTCTGTGCACTTCAATGCACAAGGTCAGGCTTATGTAATTAGAGATGTTAATGGACAACAGGTGCCTATGATGCTGCCAGGCAGTTTTAACCGTGATGATTTCCAGGAAATAAAAAATAACCCAACAAGAAAAGGCAAGCTTATGGATAGAATGTCTTCTGCCTCTCAAGCTATAAAGATGTCTCAATCTTTTGCTCAGGCTGTACAACAATATGGAGACGGTATAATTGGACTTAGTGGTTTGTCATCTATAATTTTAGAAAACGTAAAAGACATCGCCACACAATTACCATTTGTTGGTGATAAAGCAACAGAAATTTTAAGAGGTGATGATATACCAGGAGCTGTTTTTGGTGATCTAAATAATGATGAACAATTTATCGAAAAAATATCTGCTCAATTTGTCTTAGAGGGTGATAGTGAAGCACAACAAAAAGAAAACCAAAAAAATATTGATGACTTTGTTAAGAGCTACAGAAATGCAATGTCCAAAGCGAGAGACAGAGACTTTGTTGAAAGTGTTGCAAAACAAAACAACATTGAAAAAAATGACCCACAATATGAATCAAAAATAGCAGCACTTGCTCAATTATTAATTATTGAGGAAAGAATGAAATATTTAATTGCACACGCTAATAAAAAAGGTGATAGGTTAGCTAAAACAGATATACAGTCTGCAGAAAAACAAACAGCAATTTTTTCATTGACAAAATCAAGACAATTTACAAAAGACAGATACAAAGCGTTCATATCTGAAATGAACGACGTTCACAAACAGATATATAAAGAATACATAGAAAATGGTGGAAGAGCTAGTTTAATTCAAGAATCTTATGGTAATGTTCCTTGGGTGCAACAAGAGCAACTTAGAGTTCAACAATTTAGAGGTTCACAGGCTCCTCAATCAGATAGAGAGGCAACAAATCAACGACTTGATCAATTAGGTTTATAATGGGTATTGAAAGTTTACAATTAAAAATTAATCGCAACGAGTTAGATCCAACAACTTTAACTCCTGAACAAGCTCAAGCTGTTGATCAAGCTTTCAAAGATGGGCATCTTGATGGATTTAGAAGTTTACAAGATCTTCAAAACTATAGAGATAGGGGTCGTCAACAATTAGCAAGTGAAATAGAGACTGCTGAAGAAACTGTACCTGGAGTAGATCTACCAGTTGTGGGTAGAAGTTTTACTGAAAGATCTGGTTTTGAAACAGCAGGTAGTGCTGTTGGTATGTTTGTACCGTATGTGACAGATCGTTCAAAACTAATACAAGCTTTTGATCCAAGAGTAGGACAACAGTTTGGACCTGCATATAGACAAGGTTTTGTTAGGTCTACAAGCAATCTAGCTAATATATTAGAGAAGGTACCTGTATTGAAAAGATTTGGTTTGGCAGGAAGAGTATTTGGTAGGACTATCGCTGCTCTAAAAAATGCTGGCAGCAAAGTTGATGATGCTGCGCGTTTCGGGTTAACACAAGCAACACGTACAGAATTAAAATCTATAGGTGGAGCTGCTCTTGGAGCAGGCGCGGGTTCGGCTGTATTTGATACCATTAATAATTTTCAGGATGATGTTGCAGCAGGCATTGCCTATGATTTAGCTGATATTAGTGAGAAAGAGGCAAGTAAATTGGGTGGTGTGCAAAAAACAATATTTAATAGTTTAGATGCTATGAAAAGTGACTTATTATACAGCGGTGTTGGGACAGCTTTAGCTCCTATGGTAATAGGGACAGCGAAATATTTTGCAAAAGGGTTGACAGGAACAGGTACAAAAGAAGCAAAAGACGTTGCAGAACTTGCTCAAAAGTATGGTGTTGATCTTAACTTAGGACAGGCAGCAAGAAGTGATACTCTATTTGGTGGCCTTGTAAAAGGATTTTTTACGACACTTGGTATATTTCCAAACGTTACAAACGTAGCTAAAAGAAATAGAGCAATTCAAGAAAAAAAATTACAAGAAAAAATGTTTCAATTTGCAGAAGATTTGGCTCCAATTACTACCGCAAGAATTATGGGATATCAGGCTATGGATGTTCTTAACAATAATTATAGGCAGTTTATGCATATGATTGATAACTCATTTGAAGCTCTTAAAAATGAAGCTGTGGCTATGGGTGATCCAGCGATAATTCCAACGACAAAAATTAGACAGGCAGCAACTGATTATCTTAATAGTATACAGATTGGAAGTATAAAAGAACTTAATCTTAAAGATGATAAACGTTTTGCAAAAAGCTTTATTGAAAATAACCCACCTGTAGCTCTTTTTTCTAAATTTGCTGAAACGGGAATTTTTGATGACAAGTTTTATATTACACCCAATCAACTTTTAGAGCTGAAAAAAACATTAAACCAAGCAGTAAAAGATGCACCTAACAACAGACAGATAATAAGTGCTGCAACTGAAATGAGATTAGCGATGGATAAAGATTTAGCATCTGTATCTGATGCTACAATACAAAGAGAAGTGCTCGAAAAAAGTCCAGATTTTAAAAGTAAATTAGATGCTCTACCAACTAGAGAGGCAAAAGAAAATTTTATACGAGAACAAACTGAGGAGCTAGCCACATTTGGTAAAAATTTAAGAAACACTTTTCATATGTTCTCTGCGGTAACTGCTCCATTTAATGGAATTACAGCTAAAGGTTTACAAAAATATGGTGATTATTTATTTACGGCAAAGTCTGAGCTTGGTATAGAGGGTGGTAAACAAGCTATGCCTAGTGAAATGTTTGATAAAACAATCGCAGGTATACTAAGAAACGGTAGTCCTGAGGCTGTTAATGAATTGCGTTTTTTAGTGGGTCAAACAGATAAAGGACTTGCACAAAAAACAGGTGAAAAATTTATGGACAGATTAGCATCTCGTTTTTTATACGACTCTTTTTTTAGATCTTTTGCAAAACAACCTGATGAATCAGTAGCGCAGTCCTTAGATTTGTTTAATAAACTTCAAGAACAAGGTATGGTAAGAACTGTATTTGCAGATGAGATACTTGAAAGGTCGGGCACAGAGGATTTATTATCACAGCGTAAAATAAAAGGTCTTGAAACAATAGAGGGTGATGTTGAGCGAATTACGAAAGACAAGATCGGTAAAACACTTGATCCAGAAGCATTAGGTGAATTTAAAGGGATTGATAACCTACGTCAAAATTTAGGATTGTTAAATCCTGATGGCACTGTTAACTCTACAGGTAGAGAGAGATTAAAAAGTGTATTTGGGGGTGGTGCAAAAGGTGAACAAACACTTACTAATCTAGAAGATTTTTTAACCGTCATAGATGAGTTCTATGGTCAAGCTATCGGAGACTCAAATAAATTTTTAATGAGAAGGATTGCTCTGACTGGTGTTGCTGTCGGGACAAGTTTAGCGGGCGGATTCTTTGGTGGAGTCGGTGTTACTGTACCGGGTTTAATTTTATTTCCGTTACTACTGCGAGGTTTTGGTGGTTTATTTTCAAATCCAAGATATTCAAAAGCACTTCTTGATTTCTATACACCCGATGAACGTAAAGCACAATTAGGTAAAGGGTCACTAAAAGATTTTCCAGATTTTAGTTTGACTGCACCATTAGGACAATATTTGTCCCCTAGAAAAAGAAGACAATTGTCTTTACTTCTTAATTATTTTACAGATGAAGATGACCAAGAAAAGATTGATGTAAACAAAATTTCATCACAACAGCTTATGGATTATCTAAATAAACGTAAAACATTCATACCAAAAACAAAATTACAATATGATGATTTATCACCGGAAATGTTAAAAAGAGCTTTTCCTGAAGAGTTTCTTTATCGTAATGCAAGTATCGAAGATAAAAAAAAATATGACGAACTTCGTTCTGGATTTTTAAATGCAAGAGCTGAGACAGATGCTATTAAAGACGTAGACATTGAACAAGGTTTCTCTGACACAGTGAACTTCGATCAGATAGTCAGAGCAGGAGCACCAACGGACCAAGGGCCAGCACCAACTCCTCAGGCGCAAGCAAGACCTCAACAGGCTAATAATCCGTTACAATTAAGTCAAGTTGGTCAAAGACAAATGCCTGGAATGTATGCAAAATTATTTCCTAATGATCTTGCTGGACAACTTGTAGCTGATAGGAATCGCAATGCCTGAACCAAAAACAACTAAAGAACATATTATATCTTTGTATGGACACATTGAAGGTGTTAAGAAAGATGTAAAAACAATTAAAGAAAATCATTTAACTCATATGCACGAAGACATAGATAAAATAAATGCAAAAGTGGATAAACTTTTATTTTGGATGATGAGCGGTATGCTTTCTATAATTGTTACTATTATAGGCCTTGTAGTATGGACCCAATAACTTTATGTACTTCAGCCTTTACTGCAATAAAATCTGGTGTAGAGGTTGGTAAACAGCTTACAGATTTAAGCCACCAAATAATTAAATTTGTTGGTGGTATGTCAAAAGTAGAAGAAGAACATAAAAAGAAAAAAAGCAGTTGGTTTACATCATCAAACGAAGAGGCTCTTGATACTTTTTTTTCTTTACAAAAAGTTCATCAAATGGAAGAACAATTACGTGAGGTATTTATGTTGTATGGAAATATAAATATGTGGAATGAGTTTGTTGCCATACGTGCCAAAATTAGAAAGGAAAGACGTTTAAAAAAAGAAAGAGAAGCAAGAGAAAAAGCCGAAACAATTAAACTTTTAAGTTATTCTGCCATTGTTGTAGGGCTAATTGTTATAATTATAATATTTTATTTAAACTACAAAATGCTTAATAATTAAGCAAAAAACGACCGATTTTAAGAGCCGTCAGCGCGTATTTTAAATGACTTATGAGCTTTACTACCAGACAAAAAACAACTAGAATAACGTTAGTTAACTTTAAAATCTTGTAAGGAGTAAAATATGAGAAAACGTATGAAGTCAAAAGGCTACGCAAAAGGTGGAGCTAAAATGATGAAAGCTATGCGTGGTAGAATGATGGCTAAGGGTGCTGCTAAAGGTAAAGTGATGAAAGCTATGGGTGGTAAAATGGCTAAAGGTTATGCAAAAGGTGGAACAAAAAAAGCACCACCAATGACTTTAGCACAACTTAGAGCTGCAGCTCGAAAAATGGGTAAAAGAATAGTTTAATATTTTACTTGCTATGTGGTATTTAATCTTTATGATGGGGTATGGCTTATTTAATAAGTAACATACCCTATTTCAAAGTTTGGGTACGAAAAGAATTTACTCACAATCACAGAAAATATCACGGAGAGTTTATACACGGACTTGCTGTAGCTGTTACAAGCATACCTGACAGATGTTTAAGTTTTCAAGTTATATTTACGGGTTGTGAAGACGAAGAGAATAGACTTGAGAATCCCCACGGTGGAGCTATGTGGGCACGAATGCCTATTACTGCTCTTGTTGCAGATGAGCCTTTAGATACATTTCCTTCCCCCATACAAACTCATCTTGCACAACCGTGGGACTGCTCAGCTAGAAATTTTGAAGTAATTCAATTTGACAGGACATCGTCAAGTCCTTGGCTTTGTAAAATTGACGGAGAGTTTTACCCGGGTCAATATTATTTTACAATTGATTATACAGGCTCTGAAATAGCGGATGATCCTGCTCAACACAAACAGTCTCATTTATTACAACTTACAGATGGTCCTTGGAAAGGTTGCATTGTTGCTCTACCAAACAACAGAGTAAGGGTAACGTCGCCAGCTATGTGGGTCACGGGTAACGGACCACCTGATTTTGTACCCAGTCAATGGAAACACTGTGCGGAAAGCGATGATAGTTATATGGATTGGGAAAAAACTTTTGACAATCTATATGCTAAAAATGAAGAATCTGAATGAAGCTATACTTTATTGTCCTAAAATATTTGACAAAAAATGGTGTGATCATTTAGTTAAATATGCTGATCTTGTTTGCACACAAAAAGGCAGAGTTGTAAAAAAAAATAAAGAGAATGATCGAAAAGTTTTTGTTTATGGTTTAGGCACAGATAAACAAGAAAGTATGTATAAAGCACATATCTATGAAACTATATCAACAGTTCTAAAAAAATATAAAGACAAATTTAAGTTTTTAAGTGATCTTGAGATTACCGATGTTGATTTGTTAAAGTATCCAAAAAATCATTTTTATAAAGCCCACGTGGACAATTCTATAACGACACCAAGAACATTATCTGTAATAATAAATTTAAATCAACAATACATAGGGGGGGAGTTGTTTTTTTGTGATCAGGGTGAAAATTTAACAAAGACATATGAACTTAAAACAGGAGATCTAATTATGTTTCCTAGTAATTTTTTATTTCCACACGGAGTCTTACCAATTATACAAGGTGTAAGGTATAGTATTATTACGTGGTTGAAATGAATAAAGAGTATTTAAATAATAAACACTACCTTGTTAATGAAAGAGGTAATATTATATACACCAAAAGTTCAAATCGACCTGTATTTATTCCTTTTGAATATAGAAAATACTATGAAAATTATAAAAAATAAAAAATCTTTTGAAGTAACTGATTTTGTTATAGATAAAAAATATGCATACAAACAATATACTCGTAACGATGAAGAAACGGGCAGAACTTACAATGTTAATCAAAATAAAATACCCTCGGTAACCACTATCCTCTCAGCTACACAAAGCGAAGAAAAGAGAAAATCTTTAGATGCTTGGCGAGAACGTGTAGGATATCAAGAGGCAGCACGGATCACGGCCCAAGCTGCACGAAGAGGAACAGAAATGCATTATGTTTTAGAACAATACTTGAATGGAGTAGGTTATCTAAATTTGTCCAAAGACGGCAGTTTACCACGAATGATGGCTCATACTATTGTAGATAATCTTGACCAATTTAGTCGGGTATACGGAACAGAGGTTAGTTTGCATTATGAGGATCAGTGGGCAGGATCGAGTGATGCTGTAGGTGTTTACAACGATAAGCCTACAATAATTGATTTTAAACAATCTAACAAACCTAAAAGAGAAGAATGGATTGAGGATTACTATTACCAAATAGCAGCCTATGCTCTTGCTCACAAAAAAAACTTTGGTGACATAAAGCAAGGTTTGATTTGTGTTTGTACAAAAGATTTATTATATCAAGGGTTTTTAGTCAATGAAAAATTATTAGCAGAGTACGAAAAGAAATGGTTTGCAAGAGTAGATAAATATTACAAAAAAAAGGGGATATGAAATAAATCAAATCCCCTTAAAGCCTTTTAGACTTCATAGACAATTTATATAATAACAATTTATTTTTTGGGTGCAAGTTTTTTTTATAAAAACTCAAGTATTTCTTCGCCTAAAGTTTGAGCACTTATTTTAAATTTTTTGTTTAAAGATTTAAGTATAAATTCATCAATTGTGTTCTTTGCAATTATGTCAATATAAGTCACTTTGTTTTGTTGACGTATTCTATGTGCCCTATCTTCAGATTGTTGTCTCACTTCTAAATCATATGAGTTGCTAAAATATATTACAGTATTCGCTGCAGTCAAATTAAGACCATAACCACCTGTTGTAGGATTACCAACAAAAAATTTGACGTGTTTGTTTTCCTGAAAATTAACCACGGCTGACTGTCTTTCTTCCACGGATACAGCTCCGTAAACAGAAACTGTTGACATAGCACCGTATTTTTTTTTCAGAGTTTCTATTATTTTTTCTATACTATGAATGTAGTTGGCCCATATAATTACTTTTCCCTCAGTTTCATCTAATATATTAAGTAACTCATCTAGTTTAGGATTACTCAACTCTTTTTTTATACCTTCATCTGTGGCTAAATACCCACAACACACTTGATGTAATTTTAATATTTCTGTTAGCTTATTTGTATACGATGCTTCTTTGTCTTCAAATATTGTGCGGGCATATGCTTTAAGATCCCTATATACCTCTAGCTGATCCGCGCGTAAATCTATGTATCTTTTTTCATAAATCTTATCAGGTAAATCAAGACAGTCATTTTTTTTTACTCTATACGAAAATTTTTTTAATTTATCTTCAAGCTCTCCTAGATTAATGTAGTATAACGGTAAAGATATTTGTTTGCCTGAAGACATACCAACTGTTTGCATTACACAATACCTAGCTCTAAAAGCATAATAATTTGTAATTTCCAAAAGCGAAGGGTTTAAAAATGCACATTGAGAATATAAATCAAGAGGAGATTTAGTTACTGGCGATCCAGTAAGAATCCTTTTGTATTTTATTGGTCTACATATTTTTGTAATTGTTTTTGTTCTTTTTGCACTTCTATTTTTTATAGTGGTAGATTCATCTACAATCACGAGCATAGTGTCTGCATACTCTTGAATAATATCTTTTATAGCTTTTTCTCCTGACGTCCTCGAGAAAGCTTCTATATTAATTAAAAAGAAAGTTAACTCTTCACTTGTTCTAATAAACTTTTTATCTCTTTTATGAATTAAAACTTTTGAAGGTACAGGACAATGTGTTTTTATTTCGCTTTCCCAATTACGATATACAGAATTTGGAGCTACGACTAGTACGACATTGACTTTTTCTAAGGTGTATAAATAAGCAGCATTATCAATACTTACTTTTGTTTTTCCTGTGCCCATTTCCATAAAATAGGCATAATTTATTTTTTCAGCACCTTTAACTAAAGCAACACGTTGATGCTCATACGGCTGTGTTTTGTAGCTATATCCCATTATATTATAATTGTATATAAAATATTTGTTGACAAGTCAAATATAAATTATTAATACTGTCAATAGGAAAGGAGGTCCTATGGACTTAGAAGCAGAATCTACCCGAATCAAGGTAGACACAGATGTCACTAGCGACATCGCAAAATCTTGCAATAAGTTATTGGAGCTTCAGGAACAAATGAAAAAATGTGAAGCACATTTAAAAACACTTCAAGATGAAGAACGTTTGCTTTCTGAGCAAGAAATTCCAAACTTAATGCAAAATGCTGGCATATCAATGTTAAAATTAGCAGATGGATCGTCTGTTGATATAAAACCTTTTTATGCTGCCAAAATTCCTGTATCTAAAACTGATGAGGCATTTCGATGGCTTCGTGATAATGGATTCGGGGACATAATAAAAAACAATGTCACTGTCACTTTTGGTAAATCAGAGGATAATGCAGCACGTGTTATGTATGAAGATTTTAAAGCGGCAGGACTTAATGTAATTCAAAAAGAAAAAGTGGAATCATCAACACTTAAAGCATTTGTTAGAGAACAAATTGAAAATGGTCGTGATGTTCCGATGGATCTTTTTGGAGTATATGTTGCTAACAAGACTAAAATAAAAGGAGAAAAATAATTATGAACCAAGTCGCAACGAAAAAAGAAAATGCAGTGCAAGCAGTATCTGCTCTTGAAGAATTTGCAGGACAAGGTGCTGAAAATATTACAGCTCGTGATATCAAGCTTCCTATTCTAAAAATTCTATATGCAAACTCACCTGTGCTAGATGAAAGTAGTGGTAAGTTTAATGAAAAGGCAAGACAAGGCGATATCTATAATGAAATTACCGGGTCGCTTTATAAAGGTAAGGACGGTATCCTTGTGGTGCCCTGTTTGTATGTTAACACTTTTAACGAGTGGAAGGACAGAGGTGACTCTCCAGGAAGACCTATTGCAATACATACAAACCCTGAAATACTACGTGAAACGAGTCGTGGTGATGATGGCAAAGATAGATTACAAAATGGTAACTATGTTGAAGACACAGGTAATCATTTTGTCTATATATTAAACAAAGATTATGAACCTATTGAAAGTGTTGTAATAGGTATGAAATCTACACAAAAGAAAAAATCAAAGTTATGGAATTCTATGATTCAATCAAGAAGAATGAAAGGTAAAAATGGTTTTTTCTGTCCTCCTTCTTGGGCAACGACTTACAAACTAACCACAACCAAAGAGTCCAATTCACAAAATTCTTGGTATGGTTGGGTTATTGAGTTTGACAAAATCATAGCTGACTATGATAAAACTTTACAAGTGACGAAGGATTTTTATGAAAGTGCAAAATCCTCTGAAATATTTGGTAAAGTAGATTTTGGTCAAGAAAATGCAATGAATGAGTCAAAATCGCCCTCTAAAGAAAATGAAATTGAAGACGATACTCCTTTCTAATGGAGGACAAACTCTTTAAACTATTTGAGGGTGACAACTCTCGTTATCTCAAGTCCTCCCTAACAGGGGAGGACGATGAGAGAGGTAAGAAGTCAGCTGAATACATCACGGTTCACGAGCCAGTGACAAGCAATCTATGGCGACAACATCTTGATGGTAAAATAAGATTAGGTCTTAAACCTGAAAAGGACGATCAATGTAAATGGGGGTGCATAGATGTAGACCCAAATAATTACAAAGATTACTCCGAAAAAAAATACGTAGAAATTATTAAAAAATACAAGCTTCCATTTGTGCCTGTGAAATCAAAATCAGGCGGTTTACACATTTTTGTATTCTTTAATGATTTTGCTGACACAAACAAAGTATTAAAAAAACTATCAGAAATAAATCAACAATACTTTCTTGCACAAGAAATTTTTCCGTGTAACAAAGCCGTTAATATGCCTTATCATAATTTTAATGCATCAATGGAATTTGCATTTGATGATAATAATACACCCGTTTTAATTGGTAAATTTATTGAGTTAGCTGAACAAAAAACTATTAGTCCACAAGATTTTTTTAACTTTAAAGTTGTTGAATATGAGGCAGAAACACAATGGAGTAATTACCCACCTTGTGTCCAAAAACTCATACAAGAGGGTTGGAGTGGCAATAATAGAAATAATTTTTTATTTAATGTGTTAGTTTTAGAGTCAAAAAAAGATCCAGCAATATCTGTACAACAACTCGAGCAAATTGCTATAAACAGAAACAATCAAATATTTAGCACTCCACTACCGGCATCAGAAGTTATAGCACTGGCTAAATCTGTGTCAAAGGGTGGATACACTTTTCAATGCCCACCTAAACATCCTGAGTATCAACCAATATGTAACAAAGATCTCTGTAAAACAAGAAGTTTAGGCATTGGTGATGCTGTGCCAGATATTATTGATCATTTTGAAAATATAAAATATATACAAGTTACAAACAACATCTGGTATCAATTTGATTACAAAGGGCAGCACGTAAGTGTCACACCAGAAGATATGAAAGATGAAAAATCTTTTAGAGTGAAATTATTAAGACATAGAGTTTATTGGTTGACGTTACCAAAACCAAGAAAGGGACCTAGCCCTTTTGAATTATTAATGAAAAGTATTGTTGAGCGAGCTGAAGAGAGTTTGGAACACACTTATGCTGATACTCTTGAAGAAGAGAGATACTCTGTTCTAAAAGATTTTTTTGAATCGCACATAGAGCAAGATAAGTTTGATAAATTAAAAGACGGTTATGTTGTACTAGATAGTAAATCTAATGTATGTTATTTTAAAAAATTGACATTAGATAAATTTCTAAAAAAGAATGCTGCGCGGATGTTTAATACTACCGCTGATGCATTGAGGATGCTAAACTGTGAAAGAAAAGATTATCACGAAGGAGAGAAAAACGTATGGTCAGTAGAGATGCCTAACTTTGTAAGTCACCAAGCAATAAAAACAAAACCAAAAAACGATGTAAGTGAGATGGACGATGGATACCACACAAACAAATTTAGATCTCCAAAAACATAAAAGTATTCACAAGAAAACAATAAAAATATTTGGCCCACCGGGTACAGGTAAAACTTACACATTAATAGAGAGAGTTTTAAAAAAATATCTTGCAAATGGCACTCATCCTAAAGACATTGCTTTTATATCTTTTACTAACAAAGCTGTTGACACCGCAAGAGATAGAGCCCTAGCTGCATTCACACAATATACAATTGACGATTTTCAGAGGTTCAAAACTTTACATAAATATTGCAGAAGATATTTTGAAGAAGAAGTTTTTGATCCTAAAAATTGTATGTTGGATTATGCATTACAAGCTAGAATTATAAAAACATCAGACAGTCGTTTATCGGATGATAATTTTACTTACAAAGATTGGTCATTAGGTGTTTATGATAAATCACGTAATATGTGTGAAGACCCCATATTAGTTTACAAAAAAGAATCTTACAAACGAGACTCACTTGATGTGTTTTTACGAAAAATTAAAACATATGAAAATTATAAAAAAAATTCTTTTATAGATTTTACCGATATGATTGAGAGAGCTATTGATGAAGTAAATTTTCCACCGCTAGAAATTTTAATTCTTGATGAAGCTCAAGACTTTACCCCGCTGCAATGGTCAGTAATTTACAAAATATCTCAAAATGCAAAAAAAATATATTTAGCAGGTGATGATGATCAAGGCATATACAAATGGAATGGTGCTGATCCCGCATATTTCACAACTTATTTTCCAGGCAGAAAAGTAATTTTAAGACAGACCCGTCGTTTTGGTGAGGCAATACATCATTTCTCACAAATCATTAGGCGCGGCATATTAGATAGTGTAGAAAAAGATTACGAAGCCTTACAAAAAGAAGGGACAGTCAAACGGTATCTTAATTTTAATGAGGTGCCTATAGGTAAATTACCGGGCACTTGGTATATTCTTGGACGGGTAAACACAACAGTTAATGAATTAAGAATGTGTGCTAAAGATGCAGGACTATATTATGGAGATAATAGAGGCAACCGTTCTTTTGATGTGAACCAATGGCAAGCTATAAGATCGTGGACAAAAATAAACAAGGACAAAAAAATAAACAAAAAAGAAGCTGAAAATATGTTCAAATATATCAGGCAATTAGCTGATTTGTCTTATAGAAGAGATAAATTTTGGACAGGTTTACCAGACTATCAGGAGTATGATTTTAAAGGTTTGAAAGAATGGTGTGGTTTAGATCTAGATGATGACTGCAAATCAAAACCTTGGTGGGAGATATTACAAAGAAATTTTAAACCTGAGCAAGTCACTTATTTTATAAGATTGCTACAAAGATACGGTGCTCGTCAGTTAAGTGCTGAACCACAAATTATTATTGACACTATTCATTCTGTAAAAGGTGGAGAAGCAGATAATGTTCTTATTTATTCTAAAACTAACTGGCCTAGTGCTTTCTTAAATAAAAATACAAAAGAAAAATCTGATGAAAAACGAGTATATTACACAGGAGTGACTCGTGCAAAAAACACTTTACATATTTTGTCAACAGATTATAAATATAATTATCCCATAGGTACGGACTATTTAGTATACTTACAGGAGAAAAAATGAGTCCTTTTTTTGAAGAAATAAAAGCTGGTCAATTCTTTCACCCTAAATTAGATGATTTAATATGGAATCCAGAGACAGAGTGGATTGATTATTTTAATTTTACAGCTTGTCTTGTCCCACACGAACTAGTAATGAAAGATTACTTCTACAGTTGGCTTTATGACAGACACCCATTTAAAGCTGGGATTCTAAAAATGGAAAACAAAACTATGTATAATTGGCATACCGATACTAATAGAGGTGTTTGTGTAAATATGTTAATACAGACACCAAATACTTCTTATACTTTTTTTAGACATACTCCGGACGTATCTCACTCTATTTTTGAATTACAGTATTTTCCAGGCACAAGATATTTATTTAACAATCAGAAAGAACATATGGTTGTTAATTATGACGGACCACGTTTTGTTCTTACAACAGAATTTTTAGAAGATAAAAATGAATTAACGTATACTAAATTGTTAAATGAAATTAAAGAAAAATTTAAATAATTTGTGGGACAGAGGCGGCTCGCATTATCAAAATTTTAAGATACAACCCGCGCAGTTTATTAATAAAAACAGATTACTATTTGCAGAGGGTAATGTAATAAAGTATATTTGTAGACACCGTAATAAAAATGGAAAAGAAGATCTGGAAAAAGCTAAACATTACATTGATATGATTATAGAGAGAGATTATGAGTAACGAATATCCATATCTAAAAAAGTTTATATTACCAACGGATATTTTTGATGAACTAAAATTAAGAATATCTCAAGTAGATCGTACAAATAAAAAACTAAAATGGAATATGCATTTAGCGGGTAACATAAGAGATGAATATGTTTTAGATGCAGACTTTCCTGAATTATATAAATTTTTAGATAATTTTATATTTGAAAAACAAAATTTGCGGGATTATGTTCTTAGGCAAAAAATAAAGGCAGTGCAAAAAGAAGCTCCTGTTTCTTTGTATTTGGCTAACTTATGGGTCAACTTTATGAAAAAACACGAATTTAATCCTGTGCATAAACACTTTGGTGTATTTTCTTTTGTAATATTTGTTAAAGTACCTTTTGTTTTTAAAGATCAAGCAGAGATTGGTCCAGGCAAAGAGTCTAATTCTAACTCTGTCGGTGCTTTAGATTTCATACACATAGGTTTGGATAATGAGATACACTCCACGACAAAGTTAGTTGATAGAACTTATGAGGGTACGGGTTATATATTTCCTGCCAATTTATGTCATACAGTTTATCCTTATTATGAGATAGATGACGAAAGGGTTACAGTATCAGGTAATTTATTCTTTGTTGGCAAATCTCCACCAATGGAGGATGTGCAATCCGCTAATCCTGATCAACCTATT